CGGGCTCTTATGAAAATTATTGTTTCTTTCCATAAATTTTGTAAGCATCTCAACTATCCTTTTTGACGCTTTCAGAGACTTGATTACTATAACGTCGCGATGACGCTGATAGAAATCTTTATCTGTAAGTGGGATATCGACTATTTCAAGAGCAGACCTCATCTGAGATCCGTCTTTTATAAGTCGAGCACCTATCGTAGGGCGTAAAAGTTTTAAATAAACTTGTTCCGCCCTACCATAGATTTGCAAGAACGGGACTGATTCAATTAAATCGAAACAGTCAGCTCCTCCATCTCTTAAAGAGGTAATACTCATTACCATTTGGGTACTTAATTCCCCTAAAGGTTCTGGATTATTACCAGTTATTCTGTCTCTAGACTCCAGGAAGAGGTCAGTTACGACATTGCCAGCAATATATTGAGCAATTGCTCTCTGGCTATAATTTGTCCAACTAACTTTCTTTCCAGTGGATTCAGCTACGTATTCCTTAAGGGCAATACCTAGATCTGATACACCTTGGAGGTGAAACATTATAGCTATACCTAGTTTAATTTTGGGAAGGAATAATTTAACTTTTTTATTATTCCAACCTTTAACTAAACAAAAGTAATCTTTAATAGATGCCCATATGTCAGAGCTCCAATCTTTATATGTCAGCTCACGAACTATCGTAGCGACACTACTGAAAGTATCGTTACGAAGCTCGTATAAAGCTGCAATAGGAAAAGGGGAGACATTTATATCATCTAGATAATATTGCTTAGCAAATTCATAAAAATTAAATGAGCTATGCGTTTTATCCGGATTGAACGGAATGTCCCACTCTGAAAGAATATCCATATAGTGAAAGGCTACGATATCATCACAAATAACAATATCATCGCCTAATAAACAATATGGACACCTCTTCCAACTTACATTAGCCCTTTTACAAGCTAAGTAAAGGAGGAAGTGGTGAGCAAGTGCAAAGACAGCCCATGATGAATAGGCTCCCATAGGATTACCAGTCCGATAGTAAATATATCGGTCTTGGTATCTAAAGGGATAACCTACCATAATGTTCTGCCAAGCATCTGCATATTTCTTACCAAACCAAACTGACAGTATTTCATTTTGTAGAGCAATCGGAAATCTATCCGTAGCAGTACTTAAATCTATACTGTGGAATTTTGATCCCTTTCGAGGAGTCAATTTCCCTAACCATTTGGTTTGATCATGAGTGCAATCCTGGTTAATACTAGGGAGAAGCTTGAAAAGATAATTATGCAAAGGGCGTAAGCCTGATTGCGAATAATAATCCAATATAGCAACTTCTCTAGTCTTTTGTTCCTTATCATTAATGATAGTCATTTTCCTAAAGTCCTTACCCTTAAAAGGTGTATAGAACTCAAAGAAGTGCCTAATCTTTATTGAAAGGCTCAAAAACCTATTCATTAAATCGCCTAATCTGCTACCAGCAACTGTAATAAGATCAAGTTGAAGGTGAGTAGGTAAGTGATATATGTCCCAAAAACTGGACCATAGGGCGTGAAGCCCCGTAGGACCTGATTTTGAAGTCATATGGAAACCTTTGAATCGTAATGATTTATTTGGTTTACCTAAATGTTTAGGATTAACCCCAAAAGCTTCTTTAAGGAAACCCTTTATGTCTTCTCTAACCAAGGATGGAGAACCGGTAAATCCGGGCCATTTTTCGATTGAAGAAAATGATGGGATTCCCTTATTCCTGATAAATCGAGTACTGTAAGTTACTGTCAAAAGTAGCCTTAAGAACGGATAATTCGACCGACTTGAGAG